TCATGCGTGTCTAGGTCATACGCATACTTAGGGATGTGGGTAAATGTAATTGTGCTGGCCGTCCACGATGCGTCAGTTGCGCCACGCACAATCTTGAGTGGTGCCAGACTTTCGTGAACAACGATTACGGTATCGGCAGACTGCACCCAATTCATTTCCGGCAAGATGGCGCTAGTCAATGAAGCCACAGTCAAATAATCATTGCCTGACCCATTGATGTTAGTGATGAGCGCGCCATCCTTAAACACATACATCTTGCCGGGTGTGAACACCAGCATATAGCTGTCTGTCACACTAAACTCAAATGATACCATTCTGACAGCGGTGCCAGCCCCACTATCCAACTCGGAAACAAACTTAGTGCCATCCCGGCGCTTGGCGCCGCCTTGCGGTTGGATACTGACGTTGCGAGCTGTCGTTAAACCAGATCCATACTGCGTAATGTCAGTACGAGCGCGAAGCCTCGGATCTAGCTCGCCTGCGGTAAAATCATTTTGGATCTGGATGATGCGGCTCATATTAGAACCTTATGTCAGATATCGGAAATTCCTGTATGCTTTGGGCTGGCTTGTCGATGCCATCAATATTAATAGCAACGCGAACCAAACCGCCACGCATATTATCAGATGGGGCGCCATACGCTTTCTGGTGATAGTAGTCAGCTTTAGTGAGCTGGTCTGTAATTGGCTCGGCAAACTCAGCGGCCAATGCCGTCTTTAGCAAACGCACAAAGTACGGTGGAAAATCGGTAGGCTCTGGCCGATATTGATAATCAATATAGACAGTCTCTAAGTTCGTATATAAACCACCAGCATAGATCTCATAATCACGCACCGAGCGCTCAGAGATTGCGCTGGTGGGGAATACTGCCTTTGGTAAGCCAAGACGATCACCCGGCAACTGATACTTATATTTCCATTCGTTGATCGGGGTGTCTAGCAACTGGGCAAGCTGTACTTTCTTTAATGTCCAGCTATATGGGTACTGCATCAGAAGAGTGTCGCGCACATCGTCATAAAGACGGTCTGCAACCTGAGCCTCATCTGTGCCATCAGAAAAACTTGAAAGAGGTGATGCGCCAAGCATAATTAGCGCATCGGAGCAGATTGATAGTTTTGTGTCGCCAGAGGCCATAGTCTACTCCTAGTGAAGGAAGGGGCGACCGAAGCCGCCCCGACCAATATTAGTCAGTGTCAGTCATTGCGATGGCGGTGCCATCGGTAACATCAACAACGCCAGAGGCGTTTGATGCAACCATAACGATTGACATCGTTGGGGTTGCACTATCGTGAACGAAGATGATATCGCCAACTGACAGAGTGTCTGCCAAGTCGTTGAAATATCCGCTTGTGTTCACGGTTGCGATAGCGTCAGCAGATGTATAGGTGTACATCGAAGGCGCGTTGCCTTTCTTTGCGGCACCAATAACATTCCAACCTGAAGATGCGAAAGCCATAATATAGTCTCCTCTCTTACTCGGTTGCGCTGATCTTGACAATGCCTTCATCGTCAATGGCCACTGCACCAGCAGAGAACATTGAAGACACGAGGAAGGATGTCTTTTCAGCTACATAGTTGATTTCTGAACGCTGGTTCATGCCAATGCCCATCCCCACTGCATCGCGATGGAATGCGAAGCAAGTGCGTGTGGATGGTAATGGCAAGCCACCTTCGTCACGATCACCAAGAGTAACAAAGCGGAAACCGAGGAAAGTGTCGATTTCGCCCTGCACCAGTGCCTTAACGCTGGCGAAATCAGAGCTGGTCAGCTCAGTTTCGTCAAGCAGTGAAGACAGGCCATTGGCGTGGATCAACATAACGCGGCCTTCGGAAGGTACGTTTTTGGTGTCCAGTGCTTTCTTAGCGGCCAACAGCTTGGCAAGGTTCATATTAGTACCTGAGCCGCCGATGTCGGTGCCAACGGTTGATGGTGAGGAAGCCGCGTTCAGTGCGTCAATGACGATCTGATCCATACGCCGGGATATCGCACTACCCACAACGGTGACTAATTCACGTCTCTCGTCAAAATTGACCTTGGCTTGGTTGAAGATATCTGAATATTCAGCGGCGATGTAGTCGGACATCGTAGCTGTAACCTGTGAATAGGTTACGTTCAGAGGGGTGACGTCTGTCTGTGGTACACGGACAGTTGCGGTGCCTTTCCCGATCTTCGGGAATTTTACCTGATTGCCTTCGACATTTGAACGCTCACGAACAAGTCCAGCAAGGGCGCGGTTTGCTTGGTACGCCTGCTTGACTTCCGCATCGAACATTTGAACGAAAGCATTGGAAATGCCTACTGCCATTTCTCTATCCTTTCATAAAAAGTTTAATACAAGATCGCGTCAGGTATCCGATGCCGGGCTGTCACTTGGGCATAAACGCTACGCCCCCAAACGTGTGCGACAGGTCGAAGCTCGATTGTCTGTCAAGTGAAAATATAATGGAAAAACTGGGGCGTGTAAACACCCCAGTTAATTTACATAGCTTGGTAGTCCTGAGTGCCGTAAACTTGCTCGAACATCTTTTCTACCTTTGCCCGGTAGATCGGATCATTCAGATACTCAGGCTTTGCCACCATTGCGGTTAGCTCATCCTTCGATGGCGCACCTTCCGGCTGTGCCACATCAATCGGAATAGAGCGGTCGCCGTAGTAGCTTCTGATTTTCTGAAGAGCGCGAATGCCCTGAGCGGTGCCGCCCATAATCTTAAACTCTTCAAAATCATCCTGACCCCACACGCCTTTGCGTACTAGGGACTGACCCCACTCAGTCATAGACTTGATGATAGCGTCAGCGTTGTTGCCCAGTTTCTTATATTCTTCCTGATAAGAAACCTCAGCCATATCCGCTTCAGCCCCAGCCATATCAACAAACTTGCTGGCCAGCTCTTCAAACGCCGACTGACTAATGCCATTCTCTTTTGCCCAATCCTTATAAGTATTGAACAGCTCATCATCTTCTGGGATGTTGGCATCAGCAAATGCGCTAACGTCATACTCTTCTGGTGCCTTGTGTTTGCCTTGGCTGAATTTCTTTTGCAATTCAGCGTAGCCTTTGGCGAGATCTTCGCCTGTCTTGAATTTTTCCGGCAACCATTCTGGCCGCTCGGCTTCGGTGGTTTGTTCAGCCGCTTGTGCTTCTGCATCTGGCTGAATATGGGAAATGCCTGCCTCTGCCTGCTGGTTATCTTCGCCTTCTGTTTCCAGAGTAGCGGAGGCCATCAAGCCTTCGGTTTCATCACTCATAAGTGTCTTGCCCTTTTCATTCTGCGCTCGATCTCTCGAACAATACTGTTTTGACCCTCTCTAGCCCAACCGTGCGAGGCGTCCTCGCCGGGGTACCAAGTGGGTTGCTCAATCGTTTGCGATCTCAAATGCTCCAATAATTCTTGGCCATCTTCTGACCCAAACACGCGAAGATACAAACGATCAACATCATCCTTCATATCTTCCACGTTCTTACGCAACTCAGGCTCAACCGTCCTGAGTGCTTCCCAACCTTCAACGTCCATTTAGATAGCTCCCTCTGGTGGCATCTCACCGCCATCTGGTGGCAACATTCCCTGTTGCTGTGCGGCGGCTTGAGCCATTTGCGCCGCCATCTCAGCGGCTTGTTGCCGCTCTTGCGGCGTAGTGCGAAGATCGGCAGGAATGCCCATCTTGTCTGCGATGTAATCTGGAATGGCTGATGTGCGAACCGCCATCTGCCCATCCGGCCCAAGGCTGGATGAGATCTGCGCCCACTGCATAATCTTCTCAATGTCGCCATAATTCTGCGCCTGAGCAATCGGGCTGACCGGGGTCACCTTTACCTCTAGGCCATTCACCTTCAACGGCATTTCAATCAATCCGCGCTCATCCATCACATATAGGATGCGCGAGATCAATGGGATCATTGTCTCATTGATGAGACGACCAAAGGCAGACCCAAGGTTCTGAGCCAGCTCAGATATCTTATGGGACACCTCTGTGGCTGACCGTGCTGACATATTGTCGGGCGGCAGGGTGTCATCCATCATAATCTTTTTAATGTTCATACGCAGATCATTAATGACGATCTGGCTGACATTAAAGTCGCCAGTGCGCGGCAATGCTCTGAGGCTTTCACCTTGTGGGCCGCCATTACGAGCCACAGGAATAATTGCGCCGGGTCTAATGCTTACCGCTTGTGGGTTCAGCACACCATCGTCTGCCGCTGTATATACCCCGGCGATGCTAATGCTGGCATTTTTCAGCAACAGCTCTAGCGTTTTGTTTAGCGTCTTGATGTCTGGGATAGCTGTGACCAATGGCCCACGCCCATACACCTCACCTGCTACCTTCATATATCGCGCCACAATCCAAGGGCTAGATTTCATCTTGCGTTCTAGCATTGTCTCTTTGCCTTCCGGCCAGATCACATAATAGCAATGCTCACCCTCATTAGCTTCATAGATGGTGGCTTCTAGCAATTCAATCTCATTGGTCGGGTGTTCATCAATGATGCGCTGAAGGCGTTCTGGGATTTCGATGTCAGGCCAATGCTGGACAATCGCCTCAGCTTTCAATCTCATCCGGCGATAGATGTTATCAACCTTGCCGTGTGCGCCTTCCTCAAATGCCACAAGATATTGCGGCACAGCGGTAAAGCGGATTGGCGTCACTTCGTCACCGGGCTGAACCAGCATCACGGCAGTACCAACCGCCAGATCCAATAAAAACTCACCCATCGCCAAATCAAAGTTTGTTTGACGCAGTAAAGAAAACATTTTGTCTGCGTAGATATCCAAGGCGGCTTGCGCCTCTAAGCGCCGATCCGCTGGGATATCGGAGCCGGGTTCTAAGCGACACCAGTTAGAGTAGGGTGGAAACAAGCCAGACTGAATACGATTAGCAAAACGCTGGGTGCTGTTGATGGCGGTACTGTCAAACACGCGAGCCATTTTATTCTGACCCGGTGAACCGCCACCTTCATAATAACCGTCATATAGATTGCGTTGTGGCAAAGCAAACTCATAGCAATCTTCATAGATCTGACGCCAGTTGTCTTTCCGGCGTTGTGCCATTTCGTATCGTTTTAAAATGCTTTCTGGTGAATAGCTCATGTTTTCCTATGCCTCTGTGCAAAGTTTCTGGCGGCCTCTTTAGAACCAAAGCCCCAAGCTCTTAACGCTAGGGCAAGTCTGGTTGGCCTACCTTTGCTGTCTTTCATGTCGCCTTTCATGCCAGCAAATCTAGCGGCGAAAGACACCCGGCGCGGATTGGTGCCGGACTTTACTGGTGCCTTTAGATTGCCGCCTTCCTTGCGCTCAAAGTGTCTGCGGCCTGCTTCGTTTAGACCGCCGGATGGGTTTTGATGCCTTTTTAGCGTCATGACCTAGCGGCTCTCATATTGTCAATAAGATTAGGATATGGGCGACCAGCTTTCTTAGCAACTCTCATAGCGGCTCGCTTTTTCGCTGGTGACAGTTCTTTCGGCTTGCCTAGATCCTTTGGTCGCTTTTTATCCCAAACTTGCTTCATTTCTTTTTACCCATCCCAGCTTTGGACATTGCAATGGCGATGGCTTGCTTTTGTGGCTTGCCTTCGCTCATTAGCGTCCTAATGTTTCGGCTGACTTTCTTTTTCGATTTGCCGGAATAAAGAGGCATAATGATTATCCTAGTGTGTCTTTTGTGCGCTGTATGATTTGATCTCTGGTTTCGTATTCACCGGGGCCGGGGCCTAAACGATCAGCACTCATCAACGACCGCCTACCATCACGAACACCGCGAGAACGGCGGCGAGACGCCGCTATCTGTTCAGCGCGAGTGACGCCTGTTGGTTCTGGTGGTGCCACTGGTGGTGGTGGTGGTGCTTTCTTTTTGCCGCCGCCTATAATGCCGCCCATATTACGCTCCTAAAGTTGAGTTAATATTTAACACATTACACATCATTAATCTTACTAACTTGCGGCTCTAACAAAGATTTGGTTGCTCTTTTTTGATTTGACGCAATTTTTTTAGCAACATCTGTTTGCGCTTTAGAAATTTTTTTCAAGTCTTTTGGCAAAGAAGAAACGCCCTTTGATTTTTTAGCAATTTTTGAAACAGCCTTAGCAGCCCCTAATGCACCCATATTACGCTCCTAAAGTTGGCTTGACGCCAGTCTGCGGCGTTTCACGTTCCATCGACAACAACAAGCGCTGGCCGCCAACGCGCCGCGCTCTTTGCCTCGCGGCAATCGCCGCCGCCTTCTGAGCCTCATCAGCTTCCAGACGTTCTTCTTGCCGCTTCTGCGCCGCAACTAATTCTGGATCAGGGGCTGGCGGTTTTGGCGCTCTCAACATTGACATCAGCATACCTCGCTAACATTTCGTGATTATCGCCATTCGGGCCATAACCAACTAATAAACCTTCACGCCGGAATTTTAACGCATTTGCATACCTTATGGCAAGCCCATCATTTACATTAACAGTTATCTGTAGTCTATGCAATTTTAGATCTGCCATCGCTATGTCGAAATAACGCATTGCGCCGCGTAACATTTTGACCGCATGACCCTCAACTACCGAGGTGGTTAGCATCCACGCCTCACCTACGCCCGGCCACAAACTACAGATCCCAAAGAAACACGCCATCCTGCCGCGATACATCGCTGTCCACGCATGAGGCTCATTGTTGTACATCTTCAGCACATCAACAAAGTTTGGGATCTGCTTAAAGCATTGGCTTGAGTGATGCCTCAGCTTGACGTTCATCGGGTGCGCCCAATGAAATTTAACAAATCTTACATCTGACCCATTGACTATTTCGCGCATCGGATTATGTTAATCACTATGGATTCCTCCCCAACTGCCCCGGCACTAGCCGGGGATTTTTTTACAGCTCTTCGATCTCGGTGTCTTCGACATCGCCGATCTCCAGCACCTCATAGTCGCCATCATTCAAAGCTAACAGCGCCAGCTCTTCGGCTTGCTCTTCAGTGTCAGCCTTAACAACAATGCCGAGCTTTACCGTCACATCAAAGATAACGCTAAACTCACCCTCTTGCCTGATGAGCGATCCATTGAAATTAAATGATGCCATAATAATCTCCCTCTAAAAAACATCAAAATCCATATTAGCCACAGCTTGTTTAAACTGCGACTTACCCAAATAGTTCTTAGTCATAGCACGATGCTCGCCGCCGCCCAACATTAAATATCCATACGCATCACCAACGTGCGAATGCTCATTCTTATTCGGCGCATCCCTAAACCGTTCCTGACCGCCGCCCATAGCGACACGTTTAAAGTGATAACCGCCAGCCAACGACTTACGCACCTTATGACAATTTTTCGCCACAATTAATCCGGGCTTACCGTCAATCAATCTATTCATCGGCATCGCGCCAGCTTCACGCCGCACCATAAAATCATTCGATGCGGTCGGTTGCGCCCTCAACCCCAACGTCCTCAAATGCTCAAACGCCGTCACCTCGAAGATCTCATCCCTCTTAGCACCAGCCGGGTCACCCCATATCATCACATCATTCTTCGGGAAATGCGTCTGGATGTCAGCCATCAAGTGATGACAGAACCGCTCTAGCCCCATATCAAACGCCACCAGCTCATGCACGACATTCCATCTTCCATTCGGCAGTTTCTGTCCAAATACCGCCGCTGGTGTCAAACCAAAGTCCAACCCAATATGGACAGGCAGGGCAGGCTCAATCTCAACATCACCCGACATCAAGCTATCGCTAAACTCATGCCACACTGGCTTGCCGTCCTGCACATACACATACTGCGCCCCGGCGTAACACTGTATCCAATCCAGCGTCTTACCGGCCAACTGCTGTTCATAATAGCCCTTCGGCAGATTATTAACATTCTCAGCCTTCGGATTATTCAGCCAATACTTGCCAGCCGCAAATATATTATCCTCATGCTCCTTCGTACCCTCAACCACGCCGCCCGGCTGTTTGTAAAACTTCCAAGGGTACTTACCCCTAATCGGATTTTTCTCAGCTAGGTTAGGCCACCAGTGGTCACTATCCATTGGGTTGGTACTCATCCACACGCCGCGCCAAGGGCAACCGCCGTGCTTCTTAGTCGGGTAACGACCAACGCGGCTAGTCAAACCATCGACTACCGCCTTGGGCAACTCTCGCGCCTCATCAATAAAACCGCCAGTCAATTCCAACGACAACAACTTACGCACATCACGCGGTTGATCCAGAGCCAGAAAGATCACCTCACAATCAAGCCCAGCCGCGCCATCACGCGGCGGTAGCTTGATGTGATGGGTGATCGGTGGCGACCAACGCATTTGACCCCAAGTGTTCTCAGGAAATATCTCTTGCCACGTCTTTATCGTAGTCGTTCGCAATTCCGGGTACGAATTTCGTATCACCGCAAATCTGGTATATCTGATGCCATCGATAGGTGAAGGGGGTTGCTTGACAGCTCTCAGCATCACTTCCGCTAAGGAAGCAAAGGTCTTGCCAGATCCGACTGGCCCCATCAATCCACGCACGAAGCTGTCGTCTTGCAAAAATTTCCATACCGTAGGACTTTCCGAAAAATCTAAATTCAACCCGGTCAGCGCCTCTGGCTTGACCTTCCCTCGCCGGGCTGACCTATCAGTCGCCCTCTCAGCTCTCGCCATCGTCACTCTCCGGCGTAAAAATAATTATTCCAAACTCGCGCTCTTCGCGCTCAGTCGTCAGCTCTAACATAACCTCACGACACTTACTGCACACAATCTGCTGGCTACCGTCATACACATAGCCTCGCGTTTCCTTGCCGCAGTCCTCGCATTCAATCGGCTCCGCAAAGAACCGAACAAACTTACGGTCATTTATGTTGATCACGTTTGACACTAATATTCTTTCCTTTATGCAAGTAAGCCCAACATTTCCGATAGCGGCGCTCCGGGATAGGTATCGGCGGCACCTTCAATAGCGCCTCTAACACCGGGTCAATCTTTTTCACCTTCATCATCCAAT